TTTTACAAGTTCGGTGATGAAAAGCGCTATTGCTTAAGCGGTGGTATAGATGATGCAACCGGCCAGATAACCGGCTTATACATTACAGAAAATGAATGCCTCTACGGATATCTGGAAGTGCTCCGTCAAACCTGCAATTCCTATGGCGTACCGCGTGAAATATACTCCGATCGCGCTGCAATCTTTTGTCATACTCCTGCCGGAAAAGGTCTGGCGCAATGGGAAAAGCTGGAAGTCATGCACGAAAAGCGTACACAATGGCAACGCATCTGTGAAGATCTGCATATTAATCAGATCCTTGCCTGGTCTCCGGAAGCAAAGGGCCGCGTTGAACGTATGTGGAAAACAATCCAGGGCCAGCTTCCAATATGGCTGTATAAAAATAATATCACAACTGTAGAGCAAGCTAATAAAGAGCTTCCTCGCTATATCGCAAGCTTTAATCGTGATTATAGTATTAAAGCTTTGGATGATGAAATATTTTATATAGATGCGCCTGCAAACTTAGATGATATTCTATGCGCACAATTCAGTCGTCATTGCGATAAAACCGGTACGCTGTCGTTCCAGGGAATTCCGCTATATGCACCAACAGCGCCGGATCTATCGCATTGTGATGTACTTGTCTGCATCAATGATCACGGTATATACGCAAAATACCATGATGTTTATTATCCACTTGTACCTGTAGGCGGTATAGTCCAGCAAGTTTATAATGACAAGCTTCCTCAAGTCTTAGTCGATATAATTTACCGGTATCTGTACGCCTTTGGAAAGGAAATCAGCGCATAGCGTTTGCCATATCAAAAGTGTGTATCTTCTGACATACTTCGCGCTTCCATTGTGATATTCTGGATGCACTTAAAAAATACTTATCACTAAGTTCCGTGATATTAAGCCCCGTAATAACATCACATATAAATGAATAATCGTGAGCTGTAAGCGGGCAATCCTTAAGCTGTTCTTCCAGTACCGATTTTTTTGTGGTCCTGATTTTCTTATAAACATAAACTACTGATGGTGATTTTCTGCACATAATTTAATCTCCTATATTTGATTATAGGCAACTATGTAAGAATTCCGTTGTGTGATTACTCACAATAGCATTGTGATTAGTCTACGTTTAAATCACTATCTTCTGGTGTTTCATCCTGCGACACTGTTGTAATATATTTCTGCAAAAGCTCCGTTTTTGTTTTACACATATTGCGGTCCATTGCGTTTTTCAGATGCCTGGTTACAGTATTCTGGTGGTAGCCTTCTATCTGTTTCTGCAGCTTACCTTTTGCAAGCTCATTCAAAATAATCTTTTCATCTTCGGTAAGGTTTAATTTCTCCGGCTTATTTGGAATAAATACATAATTGATTTTAATACCAAACATAACTGTGTAAATACAGTGGATGCAGAATGCAATAATATCAAGATTCTTAAGCTTAAAAGCAATGGCAACATTTGCAATGTAAATCCAGGGAGCAACCTTTTTGAGTTTTGGATTAGCCCCGCAAGCGATGTATACAAAAAAGATTGTTGCATAATTATAAAAATTGTTTACGTAAACAAGAGTACATCCGTAAATAAATAATCCGTAAGCCAGTCCATTGCGGCCTGTAATAAAAATTAGTAAGGAAATAAGTGCGCATCCGCCAGCTCTAAGGTACCAGAAGTATTGAATATCTGTTGTGTAGTATTCGCATACATGCAACACAATAAGCAGCAAGTGACATAATAAAAGCTTTGCAAGGTCTTTGTCGTTTCTTAATAAATTAATTCTATTTTTTATCCACCTAAACATAGCTCTATTGTATACTAACCTTGTAGGTAAAAGCAATAAATAATTTTATCTAAAAGTCAATGCTGTAATTGCTGTTTCTGTTTCTTCAACATAATCAATAATCAGATTCCAGTACCAGTAAGGAATTAAAACATTTGCAATATGCTCTTCGTCTGTTGTTACAATATTTCCGTCTGCATCCAGCGGAATAATGTTTACACCTTCCGAATCCGGAAAGGATGGAAAGTAAACTGTTTCAATGCCAGCAACCTGTATCTTCGGAGTTTCTTTCCTGTCCTTTTTTTGCAGCGTTTTGCAACCGGTTAATACCAGCATTAAAAGTATTAATCCCATCACCTTTTTTAGATTCTGTTTTAAGCTGTTCATTCTGCTGCTCCTGTTCTTTAACTTTTGTCGCAATAGTCTGTTGTGCTTCAATTTGTGCCTGCGCTGTTTCAAGCTTTTCTTGCTCCTGTTCCAGTCTGTTCTCTGCAAGCTTCTTCTGGTCCTGCGCCTGGCGGAATAATACATAAAAAATTGCGCTAAAAAATCCGCCGATTGCGGCCAGCACTGCAAGTATTTTCTTAAGCATCTTCGTCCTTTTTCATACCAAGCTTTTTAAGAAAAGCCTCATACAAAAATGTAGAAGCTCCTAACACAATAAATGTGTAATATGGCACCTGCTTCCATTCAATAAACTTTGAAATAGCAAGTGTAATAGTCATAAGGATGCACCAGAATAAACTAAGCCATACTTTCTTGTGGTCAAATATTTTAATCTGTTTGCCTTTCTTTTTTTCTACTGCATCTTCAATGGATGTAGCAATAAAACTGCTCATATAAACAAGCATAATTACACAAACCACTGCTGCAATAACCGGCCCTGGAATATACTCTTTTACATAAGACAAAATTGTATTAAAGTCCATAGCATCTCCTATGCTTCAAAATGAGGGCTGTCCGGTAAGTCCTTCCAGCGTCCGCCCCATTTCAGGCCGCATTCTTCGCCGATTATTCCCATTACTTCCCATACAACCGATGGAGCATTCCACCAAGCCTTACCGTCTTTAACCGGTACAAAATCGCAAGCTCTTCCGCTCATGTGATTACTGCGCAATGTATTTGTTACGATTTGTTTAGCCTCTGCATCGCTTATGTCATATAAGCCTGCGGCTGCATAGTATTGTTTTACGAATTGAGGCTCCATTCTTCCGCGTGAAAAATAAGCCATTTGTGTAGGAAGGTCTCTTAAACTTTCTGAAATAATAACTTTCTCTACTCCGTATTCTTTAAGTTTTTCAGATGAATTCATATACTGCAGTGCTTCCCTGAATCTGGCCTGCACTGAATACTCTAAGTCACTAATTTGATTATGTAGCATTTTTACTCCTTTACGATAATCCTACCGTCTAACAATAAATCCATTTTCGCGTTCAAGCCGGCCAGCTGGTTTGAAATAACCTGCATATTATCAACTGTGGAATACTGCTGATTCTGTAGCCTCTCAATCTCACGCGTATTATTTTCAATCTTGTTCTGGCATATACCAAAAGTTACACCCCATCCCAAAATTGTTATTGCAACTGTAATAAGGATCCCGTATTTTGCGCTTCGGTCCTCCATAGGCAACCTCCCTGCTTTAAGAATAAAACACAACTAGCGCATAAGTCATAAACAACTATGAAAAAAATAGGGAAAGTTTCCCTTAATTTCCTTTAATTTCCCTTAATAAAAAAAGGGAAGCACATTGCTTCCCCTAAACACTAAGGTTTAATTAACTACATCATCTTACTGCGGATCTTTTCTTCCCAGGAATCTACCCATTCCATAGTGATATCTTTATAGATTTCACCTGTTGTCATAGGTATGCCGTTTGCAGCTGCTTCCTGTTCTGCTCGCATCATAACCGATTCAATGGTACGCTTATCTTCTGCCATCTGGTTAAGTCTTGTTTTGGCACGCGCATACAATGCAGAAGCAATAGATGTATCGCCTTCATCTGCAATACATCTTGCGTATTCTACAAGCTTGTCCGCATCCTTCAAGTCATCCATCTGGATCTTCAAAAGCATTCCGGCAATTTTCTTATTATCCATAAGTTTGCCTCCATGTTAGGCTGCTGGTGTTGTTGTTGCTGCAAGTTTTGTGTCGATGTAGTTTTCAAGCTGTGCGGTCTGTGCAACCTGACTAGCTGCAAGCTGTGCAACAAGGATCTGCTGGTCCTTATCGGCAAGCTTGTCGCGTAAATCCTGGATTGTCTGATCCTGGATCATCTGACGAGTAAGCTGTCCGTCGCCGAGGATTGTTGCTTTAATGTCGCAGCACTGATTAGCCATTGCGCCTGAAAGTGTGCAAAGGCTGTTCTGTACTCCAGCAAAACCGATGTTCATGCCATTGTTTACATTGCCGATTCCGTTTTCAAGATTCTGCAAAGTAATAGCATCTGTTACATCGGCTCTTGTTAAAGCTCCTTGAACGGCAGCATTGTTACCGCCCCAGCCGCCAAAACCGCCGCCCATCATAAGGAAAAACAAAATCAAAATGATTATGCCGTTTCCTTCCAGAAAACTATTGTTTTCCATAGGTGTACTCCTCCAGGGCTTCATCGCCCTGATTTAAATTTATTTGCAAACAATGTTGCCATTGTTTTAGCCCTGTTTAATTGTTGCTGATTTATTTTTCCGGAAGCAATCAACTCATTAAGCATAGTCTGTGGATCGCGGCCTGAATTCTCGATGCGCTTTTTAAAACCCATAAACTGGCTTAAAATGTCGTCTCCGTCATTGTTGGAAGGCCCCGCAATATTTGCCTTATTATGCAACGATTTCATTATTGTGCTTGCCATTTGCGAGCTCCTTTACCATGTTCTTTAAATCTTTTACATCTGTGGAAAGCTTATCAAACTCTTTCTTGCTCACGGCCCCTGTTGTTTCGTCAAGTTCTACTTCTTCGTATTTGAAGCTTTTTGTTGTAGATTTACCGATTTCGTCGCATTCCTTTATGTAAAAGTAATCATCGTTTGCATCAATGAGTACAACGCTCTCGCCAGGATTCAAGTTAAACCCTCGCGCCTCATTAAGCCCCGCAACAGTAATTACACTGCGTTTTACAGCATTGTTTGTGTTTTGATTGTTTCCCAGCATTGTGGTGAGTAAAGTATTTGCCATTGAATTATAATCCATGTTTCGCACCTCTTGCGCTTAATAATAAAGCAAGCGTGAAAATATGGAAGTGAGGATTTCCGTAGTGTTACTGTAATTTTTGCGTAAGATAAATGCCGATCTTCCGTAAAGCTTTGCGCTTAATAAGTGATACTGCATCAACAGATAGTGCAAATAGGTCCGCCATATCACTTAAGCGCTCGCCATTAAGTTCTGTGCGCTGCACAATCTCGCGCTCCTGCGTCGTAAGATTGATGCAGTCCAGCAGTGCCATAACCTTATTTTTGTCTACATCCTGCAATGCAATTTTTGCAAGCTTTACGATATTCGATATCATATAGTGATATTGTAAAGTGCTATGCGCAATAATTCTTATTATTTATTATAGTTTAATTGCTGTTTTATTGCAGAATAATTATAAGATTTTATGGTTTATATTCATATCCATACTTACTATCAACTTCAACATATACACGATAACTTGATTGTATTTTAACTCCACTGCTATCCCATGAAAATGAAATACCAAAAGTTTGTAAATATGTATTAGTTATATCATTTTGTCTATATATTCCTTTTATTACAACTGGGGTTACATCTCTATAATTTTGTCCATTATAAGGCGTAAAGTTCATTCTTAGTAAAACTTCCGCACAATGAGTATTGTCTCCTGTTGAAGTATTACCCCATATACATATTCTTAAAAAGAAAAAACCTTTAGATGCAGTGTCCACATCTTTATGTATCAAAGTCGCTGTATTAGCTTGTACAGTAATATTCCATATATTTTTTATTCTATCTGCAACAGCATGACTTGTTACTGCTTTCTTATTTCCAGAAGCAACAGAATCTGCAACATGACTTCCATCCGCATAATATAAATATGTACTGCTACTCAACACCACCGGATTACCGATAATAACAAAGTTTGTGCCGTCGTAAATTAATTCAAGTGTGGTGTAAGCCTGGCAATATTTATATACACCGGTGCTTACTTCAAAAGCGCAGAAGTCTGCAAGAGCTCCGTCTTTTGGTACCTTTACGGTTTTGCTTACACCGTTGTAGGTTAAGGTCAGCGGTGTGGTAGTGTTGCTGCCAGTCAAAGCAACTGTGAAAAATACTTTTATTCCCATGCCGGTCTTAAGAGCTGGTCCTGTAATTGAAGTGCTTGTGGCCATAACGGTGTTTGTTCCTGCGCTCAAAATATTCTGGCCGGCGATCTTCTTGCTTGTTCCGTCTGAATGAGTAATCATAACTACATCTGTGTCGCCAATATCCTGTACTTCGGATAACTGTGGAATTGTAATCATTTCATTTCCTCCATGTAGCATAAGTATAACTCGCGTTATCGCTCCAGGTCATAAACAACAGAAAAATAATAAACCTGCCGATAATATTGTGAGGTGTTTCTATGCTTAAACTGATTATATGGTTGTTAGTTTTAATCTTCGTTATAGGACCAATATTGTGGCTTATTGCAGATTGGGAAATAAGAAGGACTGATAAAAAAGTAGAAGCTCATTATAAAATGATGGAAGCCAAGCGTAAAGCAGAATATGAGGAATTAGTGCGGCAAGCTGAACGCGATGCGGAAATAGACGCCAAGCTTGAAAAAATGCGTGAGGAATATAGAGCTCAAAATAAAAATGATTGATATTTTTGCATCTTGTGTTAGAATGTAGCCATGAAAAGATTTTTGTTTGCATTGTTATTAGTTTTATGTTTCTCTTCCTGCAGCCTTTTAAAAAAAGATTATTGGATCGCTGCACAAGTTTATCAAGATGATATCTTATTAAATCCATATTATGATAGATTAATACAAGATTATTATGTAAACGTGGATGCTTCTAAAAATATTGAATTGCGATATTTCTTAATACCTGAATGTAATGAGCAAATAACTATAACTTCATTAGAATATGATGATGATACTTTACTGTTAATTTCATCTGATAATTCTGTAATCACATTCAAGCCTCTAAAAACTGGTACTTCTAACATAAAAATAAAAACAAAAAATCATGGTACAGCTATGCCTCTTGAATTGAGAATAAAAGATTAGTTTATTATCTTCCTCTCATTTCATAAGAGTTAATTAATATAAATTGTGTAAAAGCTTTAAAAATAGAATCATCTTCACTAAGACATAATTTTATGCTTGAAACTTTTATATATCCTCCGCCTAATATAGGCTCGTCTATATCTGATATAATTATTCTTATATTTTGATATTCTGTAAAACTAATATCTTTTACTAAAGTTCCGGATCCTGTTTGTGTAAATACAGTCTTATCATTACCTATTTGAATATATGGACTTTGATATCCCTGTCCTCCTAGTTCGGTAACATTATAAGATATTTTGATCCTCATTGTCCCACGCGTTATAGTAGTTATATTATATAAACTTTGCGTATTAGCTACATCAAAAATATCGTTATATTCCCTCTGTACTACATCGCCAGCTTGTACACCTACAATCTCAAATCTTACGGCTTTCATAACTCCGTTTATTAAAGTATTACCTCCAATGACTACATCATAATCATCAAAGTTTGAATTCCCACGCAATGGCACGCCAATAGCAACCTTTCCGGCAATATGAGTATTACCATTAAAATCTGCATTACCATCATAACCAATACGAAAGCCGGCGCTTTCCGGATTGTTTGAATCGTAGTTATTACTTTTAATATATCCGTTAGTCAATAAATTAATCGTCTTTGTTGTAAGCGCATCCATAAACGCATCACTTGCAATAAGCATTTGCGCAAATATCGCTCCAAAATATCCGTTATCTGCATTGTTCAAGCTCAAAATATCTTCAAGTGCATTCATATAATATATGCTATTCTGGCTTTGCTGCGGATCAAGTTCGGTCCAGGCTCCGCTTGTGTATTTGTAAATATCGGAATTCTTGCGGTAAGCTGTTGTAGCACCGGTGTAAACAAAATAGTCGCCTTCCACCGGACTTGTCGGATCTGTAGCCTGTGCGCCTCTGTAGCGTGGAGCTCTCTGATATAAGGTGTTTTCAAGGCCGTCAATATCGTCTCCCAGATCGTCTATCTGGTCCTGCAAGTCATCCAGCGCATCCTGGAATATCTGTGGAAGCTCACCGGTAATATTCAAAACATCGGCAAAAGCTGCAACATACATGTAGTTTGTTTTATCTGTTTCTTCGTACCATAAATTATCGTGACAATAATAAATATAACCTTTTCGGTATAAGCGCATAACTCCAAGCTCTTCATTGTTTACATAAAGCGGCTCGTCGTTTACATAAAGAATATCGGTGATTAAGAAGTCATCTGCAGCTAAAAAGAAAGCATCCTGCTCTGCAGTAGGAAGTGCAGTCAAGGCTCCTTTATAGTTTCCTGTACTGACATTCTTCCAGGCTCCGTTTACATACTGATATAATCCTCCGCGATAAATTGCAACTTCGCCTTCTTCTCCTTCTTCCAGCAAGCTTGTTAATACACGGATATTCAAGCTGCTCATAATACCTTTTGTAAGCGCAATAAGTACAAAACTTTCATCGTAATAATAAGCAGTAAACTTGTTATTGAATGTATTGCGATCCTTGATATCTGTGTTTTGTTCCATGTTATCAAAAAGCTTAAGCGTGTTGTAAAGATAAGTATACAAGTCGTCGTAAACTGTAAGATAATCCTGAACGTATTGTGATTCTTCCTGTCCTACAGATCGCGCCTGAATAATAATTGCTGCCTGGCTCTGCTGTATCTGACGGATTTCTTTAAGAAGCTGCTGCTTTTCTATCGGTGTAATTACTCCGTCGCTGGAAAGTTCGGCCCAGTATTCATTCTGCTGCCGGCCCATGAATTCAGTCTGTTGTTGAATAAGTGCAATGTTGCGCTTTATTTCTGTGATGTTTCCGCCTTTTACGCTTCCTAGCACTTCAAGGCTTCCAACAACTACATGATCGCCTGCATAATTACGCTCTTTTAATGTCATATTTTCTACGCTCCTTATTCCTCAATAAAATCTCCGGCAATGCCGTAAACATCACCAAGGCCCCGCAATAAATCAATGTCGCCTTCGTCAAGCGGCTTTCCAAGTAACTTGTTGATTTCCTTTATTCCGCTTACCGGAGCACCAAGATACAATCCTATTCCTTCACTTGTCAATGTTGCAGCTTTCTTCCAGTCGCCTTGTGTTGCTTTCTGGAGTGCGCTCATCATTTTTGTTGCAGATGGTGTCATATCTGTTCCGCTGTTCATAAATCCGCGCTTGCCTGTGATAATCTGGTCCATAGCGTTTGTTATGTCACTTCCTATCATAGGAATAGCATCTGTAAACTGTGTTGTAGAGTAGTAAATAAGATTACGCAATGCCTGTGTTTCGTCGTCGTCATCGTCGCCTTTTATTCCGCTCATAACGCTGTTCATAAAGATGCCGGCAAAAACATATCCGCATACAGTTCCGGCAATTCTCTTAAACTGCTTCTGACGGATTGCATAAGGAATATCGTAGCGTATATTCTGCCAGATAACGTTTAGAGAAGTCTGGAATTGCAAAAATGCTTTCATGGCTTCACTTGAGTTTTTGAATAATGGAGCAAGATCTGTTGCACGGCTTGATGGCTGGCACTGTCTTGTGCAATCGTCTGCATAGCGCACTGCGGCTGTCTCGATATCTGCCTCAAGTTCTTTGCGTGCCTGTGCTTCAATCTGTTCTGCGCTCATCCATTCGCCTGTGCTTATGTCGGCTGTCATGTTCTTTTCTGTAAGTTCTGCCTTTTTAATCTGATAAGCAGCTTCGCTCTGGGCCTCAAGTCTGTTGTATTCCTTCTGGTAACAAGCAAGCCAACCAGGTGCAACACAAGTCCAGTCTATCCATTCAAGGCCTGCCATACCTTTCTTTGCAAAATTGCTCCAGGCTCTATCAACTTTTCCTTTTGCCTGATCTGCCATTTCATCTACAAGCTCGTTTATAGGATCCATTACACGGCTGGCCATATAAGCGGACTTCTGTTTGATTGCATCATATCCGCCGTTTATACATTTGAAACAAGCTGCCATGTATTCTGCCGGATTTACAAACTGCATATATGGCCAAGGGCTTGTTAATCCTTGTTTTACAATAGCGCTGAATTTCCATCCAAGATAAGCCGGTGCTGTCTTACCGCGCAATATGTGTAAAAACTCTGCGCCTTTTTCGCGGATCTTGTTTGCATTAGGATTTGCAACTTCGTTTATATAGCTGTCGATATACTCAAGCATTCCTTTTCCGTAACGTGATTCTATAAAGCGTCTGGTGTAAGCTGCATCGCGTGATTTGTAAACTGCATTAAGCTGGCGCACGTATGGAGCATAAGCAATAAAGTGCTCTGTGCGTTCTATGCTGTCTCCCCAGGTACGGAATAAACCTGTCTGTACCGGCTTCTGGTGCAATGGATTCATCTGTACACGGCGCTTTGTCATTCCTTTGTTTACCCATTGCTTACCTGCATCTGCTCCATAAGCTCCAAGTAAATCTTCTTTTACCTGATTTACATTTGTGTCACCATTGCTTTCGCGACGTACAAGTGGTACATAAGCCTTTACTCTGTGTACCGGCTGATTAAACTCGTTTATAGATACTTCGTTCATGCGCTCGTACTGGCCTGCATAATCTGCCTGTATTGCTTCCATAAGTGCCTTGTATTCCGGATGCTGTGCGAGGAAGTCGTTTGCGGCTGCAAGTGCGGCACCCCATCTGTAGTGACATTCTTTGATATAAGCAGTAGTACCAGGATGCTTGTCTAACATTCCGATTGCATCAAGCTGCTTTTGTTCTGCAGTAAGCTGGTCGTTTGCATAAGCTTCTTCCATTGCTTTGTCTTGTGCAACCCATGCTTCTTTTTGTTCCTGGCTCATTGTGTCGCTCATCATGTTACCAAACATAACTGCGTTACGGCTTGTTGCTGCATAGTCATCGTTCATATCAAGAGGATCTACTGCTGTGACTGCCTTTGTTTCGTCAATCTCGTAATCTTCATCAGCTGCCAGGAAGTAAAGCAGTTCGTCTACTGTAAACTCTGTGCCAAGTGCTGGCACTGTAACTGTCTGTGCAAGTCCTTCTTCGGTAATTTTGTTGTCGGCCATAACTTTCTTTACAGTCTCGCCGCGTGCCATAATGCTTCTGGTTTTTGCATTAAAGCAGTCATCTTCGCGTCTGTAAAGCATCTGAACGTTTACACCTTCGCTCTGATTATCAAGGATGCGTCCTACACGTAAAACATTTGCATCTGCATAGCCGTGAATAAGTCTATCAAACTTTGCAAGAATTCCTTTATCCTTTCCGGCTTCTGTTCCTTTAAGGCCCTTGTTTAATCCAAGTATCTTGTTTATCTTTTCCTGCTTTGCTGCTTTCTCTTCCGGAGTGTCGTCATCGTTTATTGTGATTCCGGTTTCCTTAATAGCATCTTCAATGCGCTTACGGATAGCATCGTTTTCGCGTCTGCGTGCTTCCTGCTTCGCTGCAAGCATATCGCGGCCTTCGGTATAAAGCTCGTCAATTCTCTGTGCAAGTCGCTCAAGATCCTCTGTGGTCCATTCTGCAAACGGTACATTTTCAATCATGTTGAATGTATCTGCACCAACTGCATCCTGCACAAGCTTCTTAAGCTCGTCGCTTGCATCCAATACAAAAGTAGTTTCGTAGATAACATCACCATCTTTGTTAGTCATAACACGGCCGGTCTTTGGATCTATCTTAGGTGTCTGCTTTTCCTTTGTGTCTATATCCAAGTCAATGCTTTCTTCACGTTCCTTTGCAAGCTCTGTAAGATTTAAGTCTCTTATCCAGTTTTCTTTAGGAAGGTGTTTGATTGCATACTTACGTTCCTTTGCAGTCCAGCTGTCAAAATCCTTAATTGTCTTAAGGTCCTCAAGTTTCTTTACAAAATCAACAAAAGCCTGGCTGCTCTTGTTTGCCTTCTTGAGATAATTAAGAAGCTTCTCCTTGTACTCGTTATCGGTAACAACTTGCGATATAACGCCCCGCAAAAATGGACTATCTATTCCAATAAAGCGGTTTACTCCGCCAAGCAGATTAGGCTCAAGCATACGCTGAATTGCAATAATAGTACGTGCATTTTCGTAATCAATGCGGTTAAACGGTACGCGCCTCATTGCTTTCTTTACCAGCTGGATGCGCATTTTCTTTACTTCTGCAGTCAAACTCTTTTCTTTCTGCTTATTGTTCAAGTCCTCTTTAAGCCCCGCAACCTTTTCCTGACGGTCCAGTGCAGCTTGTACTTCGGCTGTAATCTGGATGGTATTCTTAAGGTCCGTAAACTTTCGGAATAACTCATCATAGTTAGCCTTCAAGTTCTGACTATCGCGCTTATACTTTTCTGTAATCTTAAGGCCCTTGTTTATCTTGCGGTTTATTTCTGCATCGTTCTTAGTCATCTTGCTGCGTGCTAATAAAAGCTCATCATGGAGCTTCAAAAGCTTTCTGCGCTCTGCATCTGCAAGCCTCTGATAGTCGTTCTGTGTTTCCTTTTCCAGCTCGTTTAACTGATTCTGTAAATCCTTTTCCTGCTTTTCAAGGCTCTTAATGTAAGCATCAAGTTCATCATCAAGCTTAAGTTTTCCGCTTCTTATCTTTGCAGCAATATCTGCATTGTTCATTGCCTCTGCTATACGCTTGCGACGTTCTGGGCTCACTCTTGCAATATCCTCATTAGGTTTAAGGATATCGTAGTAGCGCTTCTGGTATTTGCTCAAGCGTTCATTAAGCTGGGAAGCGATACTGTCTTTCTCATCTACTGCATATTGCTCATCACCTATAACAGCAGAATAGAGAGAACGGAAGTCTCTAGTCTTATAACTGTCTGTCATTTCTCCCAGAAGTCTCTTGCGTAATCCTTCCGCAATTTCGTGGCCTCCCTGAATACGCTTAATAGCAGTCTGCCAGTTATAATCAGATAAGGTAATAGATATAAAATCCTTAAGCTGGTCGATGCGTTCACGTTCTGCTGCATCGCTTTCATCTGCAGCATTGCGCCATTCGTCGCTGTCAAAATCAATAGCATCAATATCTGCAACAGCCTGTAAGAAGTTATCAAGCATTGTAGGATCTGAATTAAGCATAGTTACAAAATAAGCATCTACAGCGCCTGGTACTGTACCGTCTGCCTTTACGCGTTCCTTCATTGCCTGTTCATTCTTTGCTTCTTCTGTCTCAAGGCCATGTGATGTTTCCCAGAAGCTCTGATACCATTGCGCATCTGCATCCGATGGAATAGGCGATACATCATCCATGCTGTGCATAACTTCGCAATATTCCATAAACTCCTGCCAGTTATCAAAACTTTTTGCCTCGTCCTGCAGTTCTGCCTGTGTCTGGAATAACAAGTGGTCAATAATTTTTGCGTCGTCGTCGTTGAATATAACATAGTTATAGGCGCCGTTTCCGTTGCCGTGGATGGTGCCGGCTGGGTATTTGATTCCGGCATAACCTGCATCTAATAACAACTTACTAGCAGCTTTTTTAGCTTCATTCACATTAGGATATAATGTTCTTGGCATTGAATGATAAATACTGTAATAAAGATCTCCGCCTGTATAATCTTCATTGTTTTTATTTTGTATTTCTTCCTTCTGCCGATTATAAAATGCTTCTTTTTGTTCCGGCGTATAGTTAACCCATTCTTCCGCAAAATCTCCTTTACTCATTGCTTCAACCATAAAATCTGCATAATAATTTGCAATGCGATTAAGCTGTTCCTGAGTAACATTCTTATCCCAGTCTAAATAACCATCATCTGGTATTTCTACAGTATAAAGATTCCGTGTTTGTAAATCCTTTTCTGTGATGTTTTCTAATTCTTCAAGTAATTTTTTAGCATTTTCTTTTTGCTTATCAGTAGTAATTACATTTGATTCATCGGCTTGTTTACGCAATATTTCCTTGCGTTCTTCTATAGCCTTTTCAAAACCTATTATTTCTTTTTCTCTTTGGATTGTTTGTATTACATTTTTTCGTAAAGTATTATAACTAAAATCAGTATTATCACTTGGGAAATATTTATTCACTTGTCTTGTCGCATAATCTTTAGCTATTTCTTCATTATCTGTTACATAAGTACCATAACCAAAACTCATGCTGCCTTCGCCTGAAAGTCCAAAGTGCTCTGTATCAAACTTATCAAAATCCGCGCCGCTTCCGTGGTATGCTGCCTGGAATAAAATAATCTTATCCTGTGGAGCAACATCTTCGGTGGCTGTGAGCAAAGTATTAAGGCGCTCTTCTGGAGTAAAGTTCATGCGTGTTTCAACGTTTCTGCTTTCAACTTCTCCAGCAAGTCTGTTATACAATTCATAATTTGATAACTGCTCGTATTCTTTCCGCTTAGATTCAAGATTATTAATCTTATAATACAAGTCTCTGTATTTTTCTGCTTGATATTTATTACGTGCTTTTATCTTTTTAAGCTCTTCGTCTGATTTTTTATAATAATCTTTTAATACTTCACCATATCCATCATTACGTACAATAGCGTCCTCTGTTTCCTTCATCCAGCCATTTATACGATCATATAAATAATCTGTATATTCCTTAGTACCTTTCTTTGGTACGGCCCATGAATGCGCCTGCCAATAACCTGTCTTTTTAATAAGTTCCGGATTTTTCTGTATACGATGTTTTTCTAAAGCAAAATCTGCGGCACTTACTTCTCGTATGTAATAAGGAAACCAGTTAGATTTCTGCTTATCTGCCATTGAATAATGAATAGTATCATTTGCTTTTTGTCTTACAGTATCTTCACTTCCGCCTTTTGCAAAATCTTCTATCCTTTGGATAAGATGCTGTACTTCATGCAGAATAGTGCTTTTTATTTCGGCTTCGTTATTGTATTCTAAAAGATTGATATTTAAATCAATCTTATCACCATTTGCATAATAAGCTCGTCCTGTAACATCAAGAGGTACAAAACGCACCCAGGCATATTCTAAATCTGGATAAGCTTTGTATAATTCATCGCTCTTTAAGTATTCTTTTAAATAGCCTTCTCTTTGTTTTTTAGGTACAAACTTTCCTTCGCTGTTTACTTCTTTTCCTTCTGTAGGTAAAACAAGCTCACCGTCTGGAATTTCATATTTCCATTTTCCGTCTGTACCTTTTTCCCAACTTGTAGCAAGCCTGATATTTTTAGCTGTTTTCTTATCTGCTTCCATCTGCTTTGCAATAGCAAGATTTTCCAAGCGTGTTAAACCTTCTTCTACGTCCTCGCTGTTATCAAGATTCTGTGCACCAATTTCACCAATAATCTGATACAAAAGCTGTGTCTGTCTTTTTACATCTTCCGTGCTGGCAAGAGTATTCATGCGTCTCTGGTCCGCATTCATAAGTACACGGCGGGCAACATTACGTGCTTCAATTTCGCCTTCGTCTTTCATGTAAGCATCAAGGCCCTGCTGTAAAGAAGTAAGATCGTAGTCATATTTTCTTTCGCCGGCTGCCTGCATTGCGTCCATCATATCATTGTAAAGCTGTTCAATATCCTGGCCTTGCAAGCCGGTGCTTTCTGCATATTCCATTGCCTGGATAACGTGCTGTATTTCGTGTGCAAGTACACCTTTAAGGCCTTTCTCTCCGTCCATTCCCTGCAGATATCTTGTATTTACTTTAATTCCCTGTGGAGTAAGTACAGCGCGGAAGGCATTAGGATCTGAATAAAAGCTTACGCGCACGTTCTTCATATATGGGAATACCTTATAAAGCTCTGGAGCTTCAAGGATATCTGACAAGTTCATAAGTGTTGCAGCGCTCTGGTCCGTAAAAAGTTCCGGATTGTTTTTGAATACTTCTGTCTTGATTCTGTTTACGCTGTCGTCTGTTTCATACTTCCAACGGCCTGTAGCGTCCTTTTCCCAGCCGGTCATACGGCGTATTCTGGATGCCTTAGCCTCTGCATCCATACTCTTATAACGGTCATTCAAAAGCTTTGCAGCATCCAGGTCCGCAAGGATGCGTTCCTTTTCCTCACTTTCTGCCATACGCTGGATGCTCTTTTCTCCGGCAAGCTGGAATAACAACTGCTGGCCCTGTTCTGTTTGGAATAGGTCAAACGGTGTATCTTGTGCTTCTTGCTCCTGCTGTTCCTTCATAAGCTCATATTGTGCAATTTCGGCATTAATCTTGTTTAGATTTTCTTCAAAGTTCTTGCGCAATTCTTCTGCTTTCTGATCCCGCTCTTCGCCTGTGTATTGTCTTGCAATTTCTTCATAATCATTCATGTATTCGTCTTTAAGTGATTTCTTAAAATCAAGATATTCACCAAGAGTCTTGAATACATAAGCGCTGGAAGCGGCCTCTGTGGATGCCTCTGCCTTTTCGACAACTGTTGTGTCCGGATCTTTTAAAACATCAGCGATTTGAGTTTTCTGTGCATCAGTAAGGTTAGAATCCTCAAGCGCATTATCAATAGCGTTAGTGCTTTCTGTAGTTTCATTTGTTGCCTCCTGCAACTGTGCTTCTGCCTGTTCTGGTGTTATTTCTGCTGTTTCTTCTGTAAAGTCTGTAGTTTCGCTGGCTTCTTCGCGCTCTGCTTCTGCCTGCTTCTTTTCCTGTTCTGCCTGCGCTTTTCTTTCGTTTTCCGCATTGCGTGCGTTTTGTTTCATCTGTGCGCGGTAGCGTTTGTCCTCTGCTTCTACAGCCTGTTCTGCAGCTTTAAGTAAACTGTCGTCTCCGCTCAAAAGCTGATTGTAAACATCCTTAATCTCTGGAGTAAGATTGATAAAATCCTTAAGAGAATTGAATGCTCTAACAATAAACTCTGCAAACTTCTGAAATATGTTTTTCATTTCTTCGCTTTCGGCCTGTCCGGTCTTAAGCCAGTCCTGAAAACCATAAGCAAAAGCTTCTGCAGCGCTGTCTACGTGTCCGTCTTTGAAAGTGTATTTTGAATTGATCCAGTCTCCGTTTACTACACCAAAAGCTTTTTCGGCCTGTGCTTTCAATTCTCCGTCAAGCTGATTTTGGAATACGTGTGCAAGCTCATGGGCCCAGGTAGAGAAGTCTGCATTTTCACCGGCATAGATAACTGCCTTAATCTGCTGGCCGTATTGCTGCCAGCCTTTTTGTGCAACTCCCTGATTTACTCCGCCTGCTTTTCCTGTAGCTGTGTCGCCTTGTGCGGCGGCTGTGTTTGCAAAATCTTCCTGGCTTCCAAAAATCTGATTTCCAAAAGTCTTATTCACGTATTCGGTCAAGTTCATACCGGTACGCTTTGCAGCAGCTTCCAAGAGTGCAACTGCGCTGGCAACCTGTTTGTTTGAAAGTTCTGTGCGTGAATATGTAACATTGCCGTTTGCATCTACGCTTCTTGTTACGTTGTGAATATTCTTTTTGACTTCTGCAGCAACCTTTGCGCGTGTTCCTGCATCTGCAACTGCGTTCTGATCTGCATAATAGTTCAAGCCTTTTACAGCACCGGATGGATTACTCTGTATAAGGTTTTCTTTAAACTGAATTGCCTCGCTTCCTGCTGCATTCCATTGAATATCATAACCTGCATACTTCTGCGCAAATTCGTCGTAAACTTCGCCCCGCAATCCTTCGCGGCCCTTTGCCATTTTAAAGTCATCAATGGTAACAGTTTTGTTATCTTCGTCTGCAGTGTATTTGATATATCCGTAGCGGTTATTATCCTCTTTAGTCTTATCACCAGCGCGGAAGGTACCTGATACAGTTCCATCATCGTTTATGTTTTCATCATCAGAATACATAAGCTTGCCGCTTTCTTCACGTGCAACTGCTTCCGGCTCTGCTTCTATTTCGTTTCCTTCTTCGTCTGTAGTAATCTGTCTTTCTTCGGCTCCGCGTGCTGCATCCTGTACTTCGGCAATATCTACAGCGTTTTGGCTGGCTTCTGTTTCCTTGTTAGCCTGTGCTTTTTCCCATATTTCCTGAATAACATCAGCTTTCTGCTCGTCGCTCATTCCTTCAAAAACCGGACTTTCCTTTACAGCTTCCTTAAACATTTCGCCGGATTCATAAGCATCTGCAGTATCTTTTATAAACTTGTATGATTTTACATCTGCAACTGGATTTTTAACTGGTAAAACTAAACCAAGTGCTAAAGCACCAAGTACACCACCTTTAAATGCTTCTGTAGTTCGATTAACAATACTATTAAAATCATCATCTGGAATATCATAACCATCAAGGCTTGCTGCAACTTCTTGTCCTACAATGGATGTAATTTCCTGCAAGAATTCTTCTACACCTTCACCAAGTACATTCTTACCGTACTGTTCAAGATAGTTTACAAGCACCTTCTTGCCAGCTCCAAAATGGAAGCGCTTTGCAACCTTTTTGCCAATTTCTTCAAGCGTTACCTTTGCGGCTTTTTCGGCTGCTTCCTTTCCCATAAGACTAGCTGTACTTTTCAAAATGCCATTTGTAATACCAAGGTCTGCTTCAATAAGGCCCTGAATAGCGCCGCTCACGTTAGCGACAATAGATGCAGTCTTGTGATTGGATCCGTTTGCAAGCATATCAAGATATTCTTGTCCTGCAGATAAATAAGAGGATGCAGCAAAAGCGGCTCCTGTACCTGCTGCCGGCGCAATAAAGTTTCCAAAAATACCAGCGGCCGCAACATAACCTGTAAACGGTAAGCTCTGTGCTCCAGCTTCCAGCGCTTCCATAACCCATGAGCGTGGAGTGTTATCCTGCAATAAATTATTCTGTTGATTAATTGCATCTATCTGCGCCATAAGGTTTTGAGCAAGTTCTGTGTCGCCGGTAGCGTTTGCAGTCATAAGCTGCTGTCCTAACTGGCCAAGCTTTACGTTATTGTTTCCAAGAGAAAACATATCGCTTAAAGCTTCAAAACGTCCTTTCTGGTCCTGCAAGTCTGTAAAATTAGCCTCGTTAAGTGCATCTACTTTGCTGTAAGCTTCTTCAAGAGGCATTCCATACATCTGTGAATATTTAATAGCGCTTCCGATTCTGTAAGCTTCTTCCTGCGCCTGCTGTGGATTTTCTGTTTGTGAAATTATTTTATTGAATTGCTCGTAGTATTCGTCTGGTACATCTACGCCATAGCGGTTATAATTTGCAAGTCGTTCTTCTTTCTGCTGTTGTACGGCCTGTGTACGCTGGCCCCAGTAGTCATTTTGAGTGTTCTGTTGTGGTAGAGTAGTCTGTGTTTCCTGCTGTTTCTTAGTCCAGTAATCGTTATTGTTCTGTGTAGGAATAAAAAAATCTGACATAAGTTATAACTCCTTATATCAGATTTTATATTGTGAATAGCTTTTAGGTCATAAACAAGCAGAATTATTTAGCATTCAAAATAAGATCATAGCGATAATGTTCCTCATTACTCTTAATCCAGTCGTCGTAATCAATGCCATACTTGTTCTTAAAGTCTGCCTTTGACATTTGATTTTTCTTTTTTGCCTTTCCTTCAAGAGTATTAGTAACTTTATTTGCATCATCATTAATTTTATTATTTGCCATACTAAGTATTTCGCGGCGTGCTTCTGGTGTACTGCTTTCCCATTTCCAGGCTTTTTCTTCTGCCGGAATAACGTTTGCAATATCAACGGCCTTTGGTGTTGTTGTTGTGTTTGTAAGAGCTGTCTGGAGCTTCTGCTCGCGTTCTCTTTTCTGTGTAGCAATATCCTGACTTGCGGTTTTGACAGCTGCAGCGGCCTGCTTTTTAGCATCCTTTCTTTCGCCGGCTTTATCTGGAATAACTCCGTCCATAACTTCACCGGTAGTAAGATTTGTAACTGTAAAGCCTTTTCCATCCTCTGTAGCATTAACTTCGTAAGCATTTCCCTGGTAAGTGATAATAGGTACGCTTGTCATGTCGTCTTTAGTTTTCTGATAGTAGAAGTCAAGGCCGGATGCGTCTGCGCCGATAGTTCCTGCAACAGCATTCTTCATTACATCAACTAAGCCGCCTTTTGCTTCAAGGGCTTCTTTGCTTTGTCCGGCCCAGTATTCTTCGCCGTTATAAGTGTAAACCATGTCTTTCTGGTGTAAGAGTTGTGCGGCGCTGGCAATGTCTTTTGCATTTGTTGCATCATAAGTTTTAACAAGTTCACCTTTTTTATTGAGTTCCATGTATTTGCAACTTTCTACATAACAGTCATTTATATGCTTATTAAACTTCTGCATAATTTCTTCGCCTGTTGTGTTGGCGTTGCTTTCGAGGATTGTATCAAGCATAAAGCGCGATAAGTCGCTTGCTGTTGCAGTTCCGTAGTTTTTCGGATTCTTTTTCATATCATTAATAAGATTTGTAAACTTTCCGTCTGTTCCAACAAGCGCCTGTACTTCTGGATATTTAGCAACCATTCTTTTTACAAGTGCGTCTGTAACTGTTTCTTGTGATACAGCACCTTTGTAAACTGTCTCATAAGTTTTTACACGCTCTGTATAATCTTTGTCGTAGTTTTCCTGGTAATTACCGGTAAACCATTCATTTACTGTATTGTCGCTTACTAATTGAGCTGCTTCGTAACCTGATAATTCTGGATTATCAATCAATACTTGTACTGCAACATCACCGTTTGCTTTAATAAGGTCCTCGAATTTATCAAAATCACTTTTCTTTACTCCGCTTCCAGATCCGCTTCCTTTTAATCCGCCTCCAAGTGCAAGTTCAAAAATAGCAGAATATTGCAAACGGTCTGTTTCACTAAGCTGTAATCCAAGCATTCCGTTCATTGTAGATTGTCCGCGTCTTGCAACTGCAAGCTTTCCTTCTTCTGTGTTTGTCTGGCGCATCTGCTGTACAATTTCGGAAAGTCTGTTTGCGTTACCTTGTTGAATGTCACTTAATGCAGCATTATAGTTTTGCTGCAATACCTTTTTAATTGACTTATCAAGCGCTTCTTTATCAAAAGCTTTTGGAAGTCCGGCTGTATCTGTTGCCATCATTTCCGGCATATTCTTCTGCATATCGGCATAAAGTGCATCAAAACTCTTGTTCTGTGCAAGTCCGTCCTTTAAGCTTTCATTAAAAGTGTTTACGTACATGTCTGAATATGCAGTAGTGTAGTTATTATCAAGCTGCTTCTGGTACTGGCTTTCGTCAATGTAACCGCAATCATAAAGAAGCTTTGCGCCTTCGTTTGCTTTGTTTATATAATCCTGTCCTGAATACTGCTGTGAAAGTAGAGTAAGATTGTTTGTGTAGTCTACAATAGCTTTATCTTTCTGTCGGCCAAGTACAAGCTGGTCTACTTTCTGTGTTACTCCTACCTGATTTTCCTGCAAAATAGATTCAAACATCTGGGCCTGCAGATTATTCTCACAATAATACTGTGAGTTTTTGTCACTCATTCCGTTCTTCACGCGCTCAAAAAATCCGTTCATGTCATCCTGCCAGGTCTCGTAAGAGCTGGACTGCTGGATCTTTAAAAGCTCGTTATTTATATCCTGCTGGAGTTTTATCTGTTTGCTTTGTGTACTAAGCTTTGCCTGGCTTGTTGTGTAATCACTTACTACCTTGCTTGCTGTATTTGCAGCTCCAAATAGAGCTTGTGTAAAGTTTGCAATTTCTGACATATTATTACTCCTTAACTAGCAGCTGTTCCGGTAGATGCTTTTCCACCTTTAGTTTTTTTATTAGGATTATATCCACCGGCATCGTTTATTGTATTTGCAATATCGTAACCTGTTGAGAAGCCGGAAGCTCCTCCTGTAAGAATACCAGTGCCAAGCTTAAGCCAGGCATTACCGTTTCCACCTTTCCAGAATGTGTTATCGGCAATTTCTGTCTGCAGCTGATTAAGATTATAATTTCTTGTGTTCTTAAGCCGGTCTTTCTGATTCTGATAGATATTGTAGTTATATCCGCCTTCAAGATAAGAGTTTACAAGATCCAGTGCATCCTGCCTTGTCTGGTCTGCACCTATTCTGTTTTCCATAATGTTAAACTCGTTTCCGGCCAGCTGATTTAATACATTTCCAAGATTATTGTTGTCGCTTCTTCGTTTTGCATCCTGTGAAAATTGCAATAAAGCTGAATTCGTTGCGCTCTGCATTTCTACTGCATCACTCAAGCTGGATCCGGCCCTTACTCCGCTGGATGCAAGCTGTGCATAAGAAGCTCCTTCACTCTGTCCGGCTGCCATTGCCTGCTGATTCCATTCGTAAGTATCACTTGCACCGGATAAATAAAGATTATCTATTGCAGTGTTTATATCATTAGAAAGTGTAGTTTCGGCAATATCCTGTGCCTGGTCAATAAGGTCTGCTTGTAAGTTTGCTTTGTCTGCATTCCGATTTGCCTGTTTTTGAGCTTCTGCAAAATCTTTATCTAAGTTTTCTTCTTGTAATCTATAATCTTCTGCAAGATAATCTTTCTGAGCTTGGGCGGCCTTTCTTTTCCTGTTAGAATCATCTATACCACTTAATAAACCACCAAGAGCTCCTATACCTGCAACAATTAAACCTATTGTTAATGGGTCCATCATTCCTCCTATGACGTAATAGCGTCTACGCTTAATATATTAACTGGCTTAGGCTCCCATGCTGAAAGCACAAAATAAACATCACGATCTGAAACTCCAGGAAAGTTTGCTCTTGCAACTCCTGTATAAGGTAAATCTGTTACTGTTGTAAAATGCTGCGGATCCATTTCCAAAAATCCATATACCGGTAAATAAGAATTAAGGAAGCGCACCTGCAATGCAACTATGCGTCTTTTTCCGCTTGTGTCGTTGTTTACAACCGGCATACTTTTTATAAAGCTTGTATATTGATAACCAATATAAACAATATCATGCTCACCTATAAAACCTTGTGGAATATTATTAGCCGGGCAAGTTTCACCTGTATCAAAATTATAAAGAACAGCTGTTAAAGTATCGTAACCGGCTGTAGGATTTTCTGCATCCGGATCATACCTGCTCCAGCTGTCAAGATAGACAACACTGTATGAAAGTGGATTACTTTCCAGGTCTAACAGTTCAAGATAATAATTATCACCACCTTTTGTTACCATAAAAATAAGGTCATTTTCATCGTCTCCGCGTGTTACTGCAATATTTTTTACACCAACACCGGCGGTAATAATTCGGCTCCATGCCATAATTCCGTTTGTCTTGTCATAAAGCATCTGCACAACCTGTTCGTCTTGTCGCACAATAAGAAGTCTTGAATAAGGATTAGTCATGTAATCAAAATCAACTGCCTTACTTTCGCGCAACATGTGGTCCGCAAGGATTGCAATATTGTTTGTCTGGAATGCCTGACTTTGTCCGTTGTAGTAAAATTCGCGTATTCCTTTACAGCCCTGCGCAAAATAAACCGTAGCGGTCTCTACTGCCATTCCCTGTATTTCGTCGCTTCCATACCGGCCCTGCATAACAGCGTTTATACTCAACGCACTTATGCCAGGATCTACGCTCCATATAGAGCTTTCTGTTCCTATAGCTAAGAAACGGTTAGAGCTCAAAAACATAATTGCGTCGTTTTCGTCGCTGGCAACTTCAAAAAACAAGCTGCAGTCTGCCGTAGTTATATTGTTTGCAACTACCATGTATTCGTAATCTTCTGCAGCAACATTGTCCGCATTGCGCCATAACTGGATGCTCATTACAAGATTATCTTTTTCTGTTTCTTCGTCTCCCCAGGATAAACTTAAGGAATCTGTGTCTATTGTAATTGTGTTAGATGTAACTGCATAAACCTTTACACCTGCCGGAAGTATGTTGGATGACACAAAATAATCTGCAATAGGTTTTTCCAAAGCTCCATCAACAGTAAAATCCTGTGTAACATTTGTTAATGTCGTTCTGTGATTTACTGTGTCAATATTTGTCTTTACGATGGTACAAGTAAAAATATGCAAGTCTGCATTCTTTACAACCTTGTTTACTGTAACATACTTTTTGTAAGTACAAAAATCATTATAGCGCACTCCGTAATTATCCGGCGCGGCGCTTCCCCATACCTTCTGTATTTCTTTTAATGTACTTGCAAAAAATAATCTGTTATTGAAAAATGCAACACAACCTGGGAAGTTTGGGCTTTCTGTAAAAAGTCCTTCATCTATCTGCGGATCTGTTCCGTAAACTACCCATGATGAATTTTCATAATGATATAACTTGCCTTTTACAATGCAGTAAAAATCTGTGATGCCTGGAGTAAAGTCTTGTGTGTAGTCTGTAGCAACTCCTTCTATAAGGCGCTTGTAAGTAAAGCGTCCGTGTCCGTCTGTGGTGACTTCTTTAGATGGAAATATATTACCGGCGACAACCATAACATAATCAAAATCATCATCAAGTTCAACATCCGGCACAAAATCAAAAACTATGTCGTTTGCAGAAAAAACTCCCTGTGCTGTAACTGAAAGTACCATAGGTTTATAGTTTCTGTGCACAAAAACCATTGTGTCATAGTTCTGCGCATACTGTATTTCTTTTATCTCTGCAAGAGAAGTGTAGGAAGCATTAAGTGTCTGTACTACGCTGTAAGCTCCACCAACTCCTTTTTTCCACACCTTTATATAACTTGCAATGCTTGTCGGATCAAGCGGATCATAGTTTGCATTAGGAATAAGCTGCAAAACATAAACTGCATTTTTGTTTACGATAAACGGAATAATGCGGCTGTCTCCGTCCAGCTGTGCAAGTCGCCTTGTTCCAGGCCTTCGCTTTATTCCACCTGTAGGTATAATTTCAAAGTTCTGTATAAGAGCTGCGCCCTGGTAATACTGGCGCAAGTCTATGCGTCCGTTTAATGTTTCTGAAAGTTCGCCGCTTGCAAAATTAGTAATAAGCATATCTTCTCCTTATTCCATTCCAAGCTGTTTGGTCCACCATTCGTTTCCGTGGCTTTTGTTTCTTGCCTGTTCGGCGCTTTTCTTCATTGCGTTGTTTGCAATGATTGCAGCTTCGTTATAAAGCATCTGGTATTTATCTGTTCCGCCTGTAAGCTTAAGAGCAATAGCGGCCGCAAGTCTGCATTCAAAATAAGAGGATAAGATAGGATCAAGATTAGGCTGTGCGTAAAAGTTATAATCCTGATAATCTATTTCGTAATAAGTTTCTGTCGGATCCCATGTTTCTGCCGGCTCATATTCGCCTTCTTCATTCTTTATGTAATAATTAGCAAGGTCTGCCTCTACCGGAAGCTCAACAATCTTAAAAGCATACTTTCCTGTAAAGTAGTTCTGAATATAAAGCAGCACTGCATCTGCTTCATCTGTGAAAATAAACGCGCCTTCTACATTGTATTCTTTGTTGTCTCCAACCATCACAATCTTTGCGCAATCTGCCGGAATAGGGTACATATAGGCATAATTAGTCAAGTTTTCTTCGTCATCTTCTTCTGTAAGAGCTTCCAGTCTTGCGCGTTTCTTCTGGCTGGTCCAGTCATAAAGTGAAAGTGAATCTAATAAAATGGCAAGATAAGTTTCATATACTGTGCGTACACGGCTGCTTGATCCATCTTCCCATTCTGCCTCTGTAATAGGCTCTTCGCCGGCTTTTATAAAAGCTCTGGCAACTAAACTTCTGTCTATATTCATATTCTTATTCCCATTAAAAAAGAGCACGGCACCATATAGCACCGTGCCCTTTGGATTAAAGCTTAGAGCTTTGTAAAGTAGTCCTCGCGGAAAGGTTTTTCACCTGCCGGAAATTCATATACCTGCTGTTCGCGGTATAATTTTTTTCCATCATAGCAAGCAATTTCGCATAACCACTTTGTAGCCTTTGCTTCTTTAGTGCCATTTGCGGCTGGTACTGTGCCGGCTTTTACCTCGTCCATACTTAAGCTCCCTGGTAAACGTCAAGTGCGGCGCTTACTTTTCCGGCTGTGTATGTTCCTGTAGAAGTAACAGCAGCACGGATATAGCGGTAGTCAAACTCCTGTGGAATACCAACAGAAAAGTTAGCATCCTTTACAAGATTAGCTGTAGCGATTGTTGCAGATGATGCAACAGTAACCCAGTTCGAGTTATCTGTAGATCCCTGAACAATAAATGTACAGTTTGTACCACCAACAAGAGCAGTTTCAACAATAAAGTTTACTGCCATGCGTCCAACCTGGGCCTTCTTAAGGTCGATTACATCTGCAAGTGCGAGTGTTGCAGCACTTGTAGGGCTAGCTTCTCCAAAAGAGAGCTTTTTATCCAAACGTGAAATTTGCATAGTCCGTTTCCTCCTGATTACGATACTGTAGCTTCTGTCATCAAGATAGAAGGGCATTCACGGAAGCGTGCGTTTCCGATCTTAAGCACTTCATTTCCCCATGGATCTTCTGATGGAAGGATGATGTTTGTAAGGCCAAGCGCTGCAACATTAAAAATACCTTTCATCTCTGCGTTCATTGCAATAGATACTGTACCAGCACCGCGTGCAAGACGTGGCAAGCACTTTACAATCAATTCTGCAACAGTCTTACCAATACCAGCTGTAGCCGGATTGATGTTACAGATACGGATGATTGAAGCACTGTGTCCTACTGAAAGTCCGCGTGCAATGCGATAGTGAGTGCGATATACCTGATGCTTGTTTCCAGAGCTGTCGATTGCAGTCTGTTCACCAAGGTAATTGTATTCTACACCGGCATTCTTTGATCCGCGTGGATAAATAATGCGGGCCTTATCCATTCCCCATTTAATGAGGTAGATAGAGGTCATGCTTCCAGAAGCAGATCCACCAGCAGATACACAATACTTGCTGTTACCTGAGTTTGTATTGTTCAAGCGTGTTGCAAGTCCGTTTGTATAGCGTGGATCGTCGTTGTGATTACCATAGATGAGGTCATCTGTGATATCCTGTGACAAGCCTTCAATAAAGGCATTCTGTTCGCTCTGCATGAGCTCTGTAGGATGAGCTGCTTCGTCTACCAGCTGCTTATCAACTTCTCCATAGATTTCGATGTTTGAAATAACATCCTGGATTGTCTTTGTCTGGCTTGAGCCCTGTCCTACGCCTTCGTTGTAAGCACGATGCTGTCCGTGTGGGATAGCAGTTCTTACAAGGTGAGTATCAATAGTTCCCTCGTTTGCTTCTACGAGTGGAGCATCCAAAAGCAGTTCATTGTAAGCTGTGAGCTCTTCAATGATTCTGCGGCTGTCTGGTGAAACACCAGAACGTTTAGCAACTTCAAGTGAAGTAAGCTGGTCTGTTATGGTTAATGTAGCCATAAGCCTTTATTCTCCTATTTGTCTTTGAAACTGTCTCCAAAACTCAAGTGTCCGCCATTCTGAATACTCTTGTATCCGTCTGTCTTTTCACTCTTGTTTGGAGCTCCTGCTTCTGACGATTGCTCACCGAGCAAAATAAACATTTTTACAATGTCTTTGTCTGCCAGAAGTCCAGCCTGCTGCAGTTTTTCTGCAACTTCTTTTCCGCCGTAAGTGTTTACGCCGCGCTTAAGCATTTCTATTTTTTTGGTATAGTCTTTGCCATATTCGCTTTGTAAAGCTTCCTGCGTTGCCTTTGCCTGCTGCTGGTAATTAGCCTGCTGCTGTGCAATGGCATTCTCACCAAGTTCCTTGATGCTGGCATAAAGTGCCTTTGCCTGGTCATCGGTAAGATTATTCTTATAAGCCATTTCACGGAATAATTCTGCCTGGTCTCCTTCAATGCTGTACTTGTCTGCCGATTCCGGTTTTCCAAGTGCTCTGTAGAAGGCTTCTTTTTCCTCGTCGCTTGCATCGTCTCCAGGTTTTACAAGTGTATTTCCCAGCTTTCCTTCAAGCTCCAAGTATTTTGTTGCCAAGTCCGATATTTTACCAAACTTGCCAAGCTTTTCTGCGGCTTCCTTATTATTAAGAATGTCGCCGTGCAGCTGTGTCATCCATGCCGGATTACTTGCAACTTCACCTTTTCCGCTGTCATTCTGCTGTTTTCCCTCTGACTTTTCCCCTGCGTTTTCGCCAGGTTTTACATCGGTTTTAGCCTCTGACATTCCGCTCATAATGTTTTCAATGTCTCCGGCTCCTGCCGGCTCATTAGAAGTTTGTGTCTGATTCTCGTCAGCCATTCGTTTCCTCCCATGTTATATCTGCAATAACTTTTGTTATCTGCTTACTATTATGGACCTTAAGCCTTTTAAAAATCATAAACTTTGCAAAATTATTTAATGCAACATCTGCATCGCTTATACATTCGTCATAAAACTTTAAGTCTACTAAAATCTGATGCAATACAAGTTTTCCATCCGATGTACTGAATAAACGGCGGTAAGCTTCTGTCATTTTTTTATCGCGTATTGCAATAGGATCTTCTGCACCTTCAAGGGCCCCGAAAACTTTGTCATAATCTTTTTCGTTAGATTCCATTCATACCACCTGCAAGCTGATCATTAATCTGCTGGAGCATTGAGCCATCCTGTGCAGCTTTTCCAAGCTTATCAGAATTCTGCATCAAGCTTTGTGCCATAGCCATCTGCTGCTGCTGTGCAGCTGCTTCCTGCTGTGCCTGTATACGTTCTTCACGGATTTTCTGTACGTCGTCATCTTCGCGGATGATATTCTGTGGCAATCCCATTCCTTCTGCAGTAGATTTCATAAGAGCATCACCATCAATATAGTCACCTGCCTGTGGAAACATCTGCATAATAGGACCAACTGCGCTAAGTGCCTGTAAAGTGCCGCCCATCTGATGATACTTTTTCTGATTCTGTGCAAGAGGACCAGTGAAGTCTATTTTAATTACAGCTCTCTGCTTCATAAGTCCGTAAGGTATTTCCGGAAGCTGTCCAGCTCGCATAAGCAGATTAAAGCTTCTTGTAATTACATTGCTTAAGAATTCATTAAGAGACACAATAAAAGTAGAAAGTGTAGCAGCTTTTTCTCCCTGCAACTCCATTACTTCTGTTGCAGTCATCTGGCCGGTACGTTCCTGGAGTGCCAGGAAGTAATCTACGTAATACCAGTCTTTTACAGCCTGCTCGTAATTTGCAAGCTCCTGCAATGTAATAGGATAGTTTTCACCTATTTTTGCAGCTTGTAAAATGCTGTCTTTTGTAGGTAAATAAGTAACTCCGCGCGGGCTTAAATCAATATCGCGCACGTCCTCTGTTGCTATCATACTAGGCTCTGCGCTCTGCTGTGCAATCATAAGGCTTGAGCGTTTGATGATGTTTAAGGCTTTTATATCTGCAAGAGCATCAATAGTAGGTGAGTTAGAATAAGCAAAACCTGATATACGTTCCCATTCAAACACTGCAAACGGAAATTCATTGTAGCCTGATTCAAGCAATATATGAGTTTCCTTAAGATCCATATATACGCAAGCCCATGGCATATTTTTACTGTCTTTGTATTTGGAATTGTAGTTTTTTCGCGGATAAACGCACATTAATATTTCATGCTTATCGTTCCAGTGTGATTCAGTTTTGTAATCTTCCTGCATTGATTCAGAAACATTCTCAAGTCCAAAAAACTCTACGATGTTGCGCAATGTATCTGCATACCAACGGAAGCATGTATCAACTTCGCCGTAAGAGTTTACATCAAGATAAATCTGATTAGCCGGAAAGTGAATAAAACGCAAGCGTGCATTTTCAATATCTTCATCAATAAAGATAACGCCGTGGCCAATACAAGTGCTGTCTTTTACTGCCGGATTAATTTCACGATAGAAGTTAGAGCGGTTAAACATGCTTAAAAGCTCGCCTTCGCACTGTTCAAGCCAGTCTTTTACTCCATACTCATTCAAGAGCTTAGAGTTTTCCATACCAAGCTTAAACCATACTAAGGATGGGCTTATAGCATAACCCTGGATGCCTGCAACAAGAGTACGGTTATATTCAAGAGGTTTAGAAGTAAAGCGTTTAGGTCGTGTAGGTACTTCTCCAACATTATTCCAGTCAAGGATAGCATTATCCGCATAAGTCTGCGCATCCGTCCAGTCTGCTTCAAACTTAGCGCGGTTATCCTTTAACTGCTGCCATCTTGTTTTTAAGTCCTTTGTAAGTTCTTCGTTTTCCATAGGTAAATCATACACTATGGAAATCTGTCAAGTCATAAACAAAAAAAATATTTTTTTAATTACATCTCAAACTTGCTTTCGTAATAAAAGCAGCATGCTTTACAAGTATTTAATTCCTTGTCATTTTTCTTATCTCTAAAGCGGCATTCCGGGCATGGATTTAAAATCATAGAATAAATCTTTAATGTACTTTCTACAGCTTCCTTTGATTTTTCTACTGGACGCTTTGCAATAGCTTTTGCAGCTGCATATCCTGCATCATAAGCCTCATCAGCAACCTTAATATATTTCTTGTCCTCATCTGGATCCGGATGTTTTTCTTTAAACCATTCTGCCTTAGTCATATTTATGCTCCTGGTGCATTATAAAACATCCCTCCCTGATTGACAACCAGGAAGGGATAATTTCCAAATTGCAAAACTTTCTTTTATTTGCAAGCTTATTTACCTGCAGTTTCTTTTGACTTAATCTGATCTCTTATAAAAACAATAAGAGCTCCGATAGCTGTCAAGATTCCGGCAACAAGTGTAGGTACTTTCGCAATTTCCGCAACACTTGTACCACCAAGGATGAGTACAACACAACCAAGTACAATAAATACATAAGCAGTGATTTTTACCCATGCCTGATTAAGAAAATCTTTCATAGTTTTTCCTCCCTTCTAAGATTATGCTCTCTAGCAACGCTAGATCTAAGCGCCTTAAATTTTTCCTGCAGCTCTCCGCATTCTATATATAAGCTGCATCCCATACATGTATTTCTCATACAATAATATCCGTTCAAAAGCTCCTGTTCTTCTTTTGTAAGCTGTTTTATTATTTCCTCTGTAGCTTCTGCGGTATATTCCCATGCAATAGGTACATCTTTAAGTTCTTTCCGTAAAACTTCTTCGCTCCAGCGGATTAAAACAGTATCATCATCAATTTTTTCAACGCCGGTAACATTATGTACCAGGCTCTCTCCCATAAGCTTTACTTCCGCCTGGGCAAGTCCGTGATGACATAGTTCTGTCAATTTATCTACAAGCTGCTGGATTGTCATTTATTCTTTCTCCTTAATCTTTCAATGGCTCACTATGGCGTTTTTCAAGATTGTTTCTTTCCTGTTCATTTGTCTTGTCAAACGAAACAAGCCAATCATTATCTTCTTTGCCTACAGCAAGTTCCTTTGCACCCTGCTCATATAATGTCTGCACAGTTTCAAGCAGACAGTATTTTGCAACTTTTACATAACATCTTATTCTTTTCATTTTTCTATCTCCTTGTTTCTTCTTGCAAGTTCTGTTGCTAAAAAATATCTGCACTTTGAAGGCGGACAATGTTGTTCTCCATAAATCTCACAATCCTTATGTTCACTGTTCCAAGTTCCACAATGGGTAGAACACCTTGCTCTTTCTTTTCTCATTTCTGCTGATAGTTCCTGTATTGTCATTTTTCTACCTCATAATAACAGCAGCAATAAGTTATTTTATCTTTACCTTTATTACAGCAAACTGTATCTGCACAATTTTTACAGTTATGATGCTGTGATTTTATAAAAGCTTCGGAAGGTCTATGTTCTGATCTGTATTTATCTTCCGCTTTATTATTTACGATTTCATTCATTCTGCTACCTCAACAAACTCATCTTCGTATATCTGGTACCGTCGTTTATTGTGATTCAAAAGCACTTCGTAAAGCTTACGGCCGGTTTTCGTTTTGATTTCTTTAATTGTCTTAACTACGATCCGGCCATTTAAGAAGTCACATTGTTTGCTTTTTACTGTATAGCCTGTAAAGTCTTTCATTCTTCTTCCTCCACAAACAATTTATCCATTGCAAGTCGGTACATAATTTCGCTTTCGGTTTTTACCTGGCGCATTTCACTGGCTTGTAACTCCTGCTTTTCCAATACAGCTGCCATACTCTGCTGCAACTTTTCGTTATATTTCTGCATCACTTTAAGATCGTGGATGCAGCCGGCTGCTGTGAATATACTGAAAAATAAAATAATCAGATTAAGGAATAGGATTATTATTAGCTTTAATTTCATCGGCACCTTTCCTGATTGCACGTGGTCTGTAAAAATCTTCCCACTTCCATTTATTGTCCTGATAATACTCGCGACAATACTTTTTATATTTATCCCTATTTCTTTCATAATATGCTTTTGCCTGTTTCTTATGCGTTCTGTGATATTCTCTCTGGTACTCAAGCCTCTGCAGATGCGTCATCCTTTAGCCCTCCTATAAACTTTTCGCAAACTGCAGCGCATTGTACTGCTTCTTCTGCAAGAGCAAGTGCAAATTCCTTAATAGTGTGAAGCTCCTGACATATATCATGTGAGCTTTTGTTGTGCCTTATATCATTCCATAAGTCTAATTCAAGATGATTTTTAAGGCTCATAACATCTTCGCAAGCTTCTTCTGCTTCTTCTTTAAGAATTGCATAACCTTCGTGCCAGCTGTGATAAGAAGGTCCGTGTACCTTTACAATATTTTGCAGCTCGTAACAAACTGCCTGCTCAATAGCTTTTCCTGCGTTTTCTGCAATCATAATTCCTCCCACTAAACCTGATTAAAACGGAATATATCCGCTGTCATCTTCCTGCGCCTGATTGTAGTCGTTTTGTATCTGTTCGGCTGTTGTACCGTCTCCCTTTGGAGTAAATCCGCCTGGAGCAAGTGAAATATCGCGCACCTTTACAAAAATGTTGTAGTGTTTGTTTCCTGCATCATCGGTCCAGCGCTGCTGTTTAAGTCGCCCCGTAACCGTCAAGCGTCTGCCTTTAAGAAGGTGTTTGCTCATGCTTTCTGCATAATTGCCGGTACACATGCAGTCAATGAAGCTTGTTACATCCTGCCATTGTCCGTTCTGGTCCTTATAGCTTTCATTACTTGCAATAGTAAATCTGCAATAAGGCTTTCCATCCTGCCAGTGCGACAACTCTGCAGCTCTGGTCAAGTTCCCCTCAATACATACCTGATTAATGTTTGACATTCGCATCCTCCTTATAATCCCAAGGTATATCATTCAATGGTACATCTGATACTATATCCTTGAATTCATAATGATATTTACCGTTGTAATACCAGTTTTTAAGTAAATTCCGGTCCATTAATTCTTTTAATAATCTTTCAATATCAATCTTTATATTTTTAGATCCGCATTTATATCCAAGCGTAAACGCCTGCAGAATAGACACAAGCTTTTCTCTTTCTTCCAGCGGTAAACTTTGAAATACTTTCTCTGCTTCATCTTCAATACTCATAAGCTATCCCCAAAAATAAACGTATTCGCCCTGTGGAGTAATTCCACCAAAACATATTCTGCTTACAATGCCTGGCATTTCATAACAAACTGTGCTGTAGCAGATTTTCCTTATTCCGTCGCTCTTCTTAGGTTTAACTAAACGAAGTCCTTTAAGCTGCAGATTGTTTTGCTCGTTTATCATATCTAATACAGTTTTACGCGCTTTGTTTCTCTCATATATTTCGTAAGCTTCTTGTGAATCTTCGTCGTATTCAACTGCTTCTCCGTCCGGATCTACATAATCTATATAATCCTCGTAATATTCTTCTTCCGTAACTTCATTAATCTTTTTTGCTTCTTCCATAATTACAGCTTCCTTGTATTAATAAACTTCATAAGTGCATTTTCTGTTGCATTGTTTACGCAAGTGATAGTGTAAACATGGCCCTTTACCTTTACGCTCATACCTTTGCACATGATTTTTTCAATTTCTGCACCCATCTTCTTAGAAGCTGCAAGCTTAATCTGGCCGGCTGTTTTCTTTTTCATTTCTTCCGGAATAACGCCGCTGTCTCCATACATCTTGTTTAATAAGCTCACTGCCTGATACTGATTTGTTACCCATGTATCAGATTTATTAAAAATACGCGCAATCTGATTCTGTTTGATTCCAAAACGATGTTTAAGATCATCGAAGCAGTCTACAAGTTCCTGTGCGCTCATGTCTTTGCGCTGGATGTTTTCTGCAATCTGCTGGAGCACAATATCCTTTTCGCTCAAGTCACTTTCTGTAATATTGCATTCAATCTGCGGTAGCCGTAATCTTTTTACGGCTTCAAAACGTCTGTGCCCCGCAATAACTTCATACTTGCCGCCAGCAATCTTCTTTACCAGGATAGGATTAATAAGTCCGTTTTCCTTAATGCTTTTTGCAAGCTCGTTAATCTCATCATCCCGCTCGCACCTGATATTCTTCCCATTAACAATTTTCTCTACTTCAATAATCTTAAACATAGTTTTTATTCTTCTCCAAAAACAACAATCATACTGTCGTGCTGTCCGCATCCTTTTGCTTCAAACACGCCATCCTTATTTTTCTGTTCAAACTTTATTCTGCCTTTTACAAAATCAATGCTTTTTGCATTCGGTTTTATAACTTCATGGAATAAAGCAGTGCTGGTACTTACTGGAAGCAGCAGCACGCACAGCTTTCCTTTACAGCTTTCCTTTACAGCTTTCCTTACAAAAGCTTCCTTAAGCTTCCTGGAATAAGGCGGATTTATAAAGTTTCGCTGGCCCCATTCAATACTTAATCCGTCAAAATCTGCCTGATAAGGGCACGGATCAAAATCAAAATGATAAACTGCATCTAGCTTGTTGTAAAAATCGTCTGGCGTTTTCCAGTCATCACCGCTGTTGTTTCTTGCCTTTATCTGTTTCATAATTAAAACGGATCCCATTCCTTAGTCTTTGTCTTAGCAGTCCAGCTGCCATTCATCTTGCGTATATGATTAATAGGATGCGCAATAAAGTCGCTCATCATTGCATATCTATGGTCATCATAAATATGGTCCTCAAGCTTTGTGTCTATATCTTCCGGATGATTCGGATTAGGTGTAAGAAGCGGAATAGTCCTGATAAATCCCTTGCAAGTATTGAATACCTGAAACATCGGTGTACCGTTTTCGTCTACCGTCTGCTTGAAAATATCATCAACCATAACAAGTCCGTTTATGCGGTCATTGTTGGCCTTAACCATCTTAAAGCCTGCCTCTTCAAAAACCTGCGCAATACTTTTGCTTTCGTCCTCAACCTTTTGATCAGTCCAGATAGCTGGATCCGCAACCATGTCTCTAATACCGTCTGTTACTGCAAGCTCCCAGGCTTCTGCCGCAAGAGCTTTCGCGCTTTTCTTTACACCAACGTTGTACTCTCCGTCTTTGCATCCGTAAAGCTCGCGGTACCGTATAATGCGTCCGGTAGAATTAACAGCATAAAATCCGATGGAATAAGGTTTACTCCATCCCCAGTCCATGCTGCAGAATCTAAACCATTCGCCTTGTGTCAATGTAAACGGTTTACAAACATGTATATTCGGTCTAAAGCTATCCAAAACTTGTCCTTCAAATACGCTCCAGTCTCCATACCGTAGCGCTCTTGCCAAGTGCGACGGTAAGCTCATCAGTCTTGCTTCATACTGCGGATCGTTCTGCATAAGCATTATGTTGTCATCCAGTGTGGAAGGAATAAAGCACGCAGTATCTACGCTTTTCTTTCCGCCTGCAAGTTCTGTTTCGATGTAAAAGATGCGGTTAGGAATATGATCGTCGATAAAACGCTGTTTAATCCATCCGTGTCCTACGCCTCCAGGGTTTGCAGTTCCGCGGATTGTACACGGTACTCCGTGCACGCTTCGTAGACGTGACTTCATAAATACCCAGCAATAAGGTGTAGGGTAGTTTCCAAGTTCGTCTATTCCGATCCAGGTGTACTGATGGCCCTGATAGTGCTGCACATCCTTTTCGTTTTCCAGGTAGCGCATCTTAAGTGTTGCTCCGTTAGGGAATCTCCACATGTTAGATCCGTCTTTCGTACCTGTTCCGCAATACTTTGCTCCCTGCGGCTCAAACAATTCTTTTGCTCTGGCCTGCAGTTCTTCAAGCTCGCTCGTTGTTTTTCGGAATAAGATGCCTTTCCAGTGCTTTCCGTACTTTTCTGCTCCCTGCATAAAGTCGGCAAGTAGAAAGTCACTCTTACCACCGCCGGCAGCACCGCCATAAAATAGCTCTGTTGCCGGGCACCTTAAGGCAAGCGCTTGCTTCGGCTGCGGTCTCCAGTACACATCGTAGATCATGTTCTGGAAAACTCCTCTTTGATGGCAATGTAAAAGTGCTGGCGCAAGTTTCTGTAGAGAATATCAGCGCATTCGTCTTTATCTAACTCGCATTTAACTGTATTAAAATTAAGCTTCTTGCAGTAATCACAATCCCAATTTAATACAAGTGCTTTTTTAATAAGCTTTGCCTGCTCTTTTATTTCCATCACTTTGCCTCCGTCTCTTCCGCGTACCTATTCCATTCCTCAACACTCACGGCTTTGCTCACCATTTCGATAACCTTAAGCGATTCTCCTGCAGTAATTTCCGGCCTGATAAGGTCAAGATACTGCATAAGCTGCTGTATATACCGTCCACGGTCCGCAAGTCGTACTCTATAGCCGTATCTGGTCGGTATAATTTCGGTTATACATTTTGCAAGTTCTCCCAGGCTCTTAACGTCTTTAACCTTAAGCTCGCCTTTGGAAGTGATAATATCCGCCGGATTGTAGGTGGCATACATAAACATATCGTGCAAAAGCTGGTACTGGCTCTTTTCGTCAATTTCCGCCTGTGTATCTTTCAAAAGCTTTGCGCAAGCCCGCCTTATTCTGTCTTTTCGCATCAGCCGGCTGGCTGCAGCTTCGCATACTTCACGGCTCAAGCCTTTCTTGCCTTTCTCGGAAGCACTTGAATACACTTTTTTGTACGTCGCTGTCGCATTTAAGAAGGTCTCGCTGTCTGTACAGTATCGCAGTACAAACAAGCGCTCGCGTCCTTTTAGTTCATAATCCCACGCATCCTCGCTTTGTTCGGTGTTTATCACGTTATCCCCTTGCACGAATAACTAAAAAATGTCATAAGTCTGCACCGGCTCGTTCTTCTGGGCCTCTGTTTCAAAACGTTTTTTTAAGAAAAGCTGTGTAAGCCGGTCCTTTGCTTCCGGATCAATGCCATATTTAGCAAACTCTTCGTGCAAATATTCGTCGGTCTTGCCTCGCTCTTTCTTCGCTTCTTCCAGCGCCTTTGCTTCTGCCTGTGCAAACTTACTCGATTCCTGCCTGTTGGCAAGAATTCGGCCTGCAAAAGACATAAGTACCGCCCATACATTCGGATGCAGCATCTTCTGCGGCAATACCGGTATGTTCACCCAGTAGCCATCTTTGTCGTTGTGCATCCTCAAAAACTCCTTGAGCAGAATATCCGTTATAGTGTCCGGCGGATTCACGCTGTCTGCAAGCTCCAAAATCCGTTCTGCAAGCTGCTCAACGCTTCTTCGTCCTGACTTTTTTTTGTACCCATAACAATTCTTAACAAAAAAGTCCTCCAGCTTTTTCAAAACCTGCGCTCTCTCTGTGCGTCCGAATTCCTCTTTCCCCTGCAGTTCCCTTTCTCCGGTAGATGAAGTATCGGTTATATTCAAGGCGTGGTCGTTTTCTGTCTGACTTTCTTGTATCTCTGGTGTTTCTTGTGTATCTGCGGCACAAGCCGTCTCTTCTGCAACAGCCGGCGGAGGCCCTTCGGTTTGGCCGGAGCTGGCTGTTGCCTCTCTTTCTTCTCTCTCCTGTCTCTCGTCTGTCTTATCTTTCTGTGTGTGTGTTTCTAATCTACTCTCTATATCCTCCTCTTTCTTTCTCTCTCTCTGTGTCTCATTTTTTTGGACGACATTTTTTTGGATTTTGTCGTCCAAAAAGTTTTTGGCGACATTTTCTGTATTTTTGTCATTTTCGGGGCATGACAAAATAGAGCTGTCGCTGTCTGTATTTTTTGAAACATCAAAAGATTGCGGGGCCTCTGTTCGGTCCGGCTGCTGTGGGCCGGTTGCAAACATTTCTCCAGCACCTTTGTTTGTTTCCTTTTCCTGGATCTTTTCGCGCACAAGCTTGCGTCGTTCTGCAAGTGTTCTATGGCGCTCGTTCTTTGCATATTCCCACTGCACAAAACCACATATAGAAGTCTCTCCTTCGCGGTATATGATGCGGCGCTGCAGTAGTCCGTTGGCAACAAGCTTTACAATGGAAACATCATCAACACGCATAAGGCGTGCAAAAATAGCACCGTCCTCCAGGTCGAATATTCCGTCATTGTCTGCCTTTTTAAGCGCCGTAATAAAAAACATATAAGGCGCATATTTGTACTGTTCCGGCATTAAGCTTTCAATGTAAGCCATGTTTTCATCTGTGAGTAAATCGCACGGATATTTACGCCAGATTAATTCATTAAACAATTAGATCCTCCCATTTATTTGGTCCAAAACTTTATGATTAATTCCGTCTCCGTAGTCGTCATCACCATAAAGCTTGTAAATCCCTCTTTGTGCTTCGTACACCGGATATTTCAAGCTCAAGGTAGTAATTACCTGTGAGATAGAACTTCGATTCTCAACACCGGCAACCTGTCCTATCTGGGAAAATGTAAGCGGGCCCTGCAGCAAACTTCTGTATAAGAGCTCGTAATCAACCTTTTTGTTTTTCCTTTTAGGCTCTGCCGGTTTGGGCTCAACAGTCCATTCAAAATTGAATGACTGTTGTACCCATCCCTCCCAATTCTCCACCTTTTATTTTTTACCTATGCAGCATGGCGCATTTTATTTAATTTCTTCTTAAACCTATCCTTCGGCACTTGTGCCAGCCATTTCTCAAAAGCAGCCTCTACTTCTGGAGTAGGGTAACAATTACTTCTGTCAAGCTCATTACCGTAGAATTGTCCTACTTTTCCGGAAGGATAGATCTGGGCTGTAGCCTGTGGTACTCCGTCTTTTTGAATAAAAACAATAACATGTTTCCCATCTGCCATTGTTCTGTAATAACCGCATCCAACAATACACTGATGCAGCTCTTTAGCCTGCTTCTGCCATTCTTTGAAATCTGACGATATAAAAATACTGTAACCGTCAATGTTATTTGGAATATCATTAAACCTGTCTGCAATGATTTTGATTCTGTTCATAATCCTTTTCATCTCCTGGGCTTTTGAATTCTCAATCTGTTTCACAACTTTATCGTGCGCCTTTACAAGATCCGGCGGATATTTCCAGTATTCATCTTCTGGATCATGACCGGCTTCTGGTACCATTGTCCTGAAATCCTTGTAATAGCGCACAATATCATAAGGCGTGTCGCCCTGCTTAAGCTGCTTTTTAAGATATTTATAAACATTGTAAGTAATACCAAGAGACACCTCTGCCCACGCTTCTTCAAGGAAATTGCGATAAGCTTTGTATTCTTTAAAAGTGATATTGTTTGTCACCATTATTCTTAATTCACTGTATCTTATGTACTTTGGGAGTTTGTTATTCATCAGATATCTGATGTATTCCTTTTTGCGCTTTGCAGATAACTTGCAAAATCCTGCGCTGAAAGCTAAAGCTTCGTAACCTTTGGCAAGCAAAAACTCTACATCCGGGTGCTCTTTCCATACAGTCAATGTATCAAGTACACCTTTTACGCTTCGTGGATTATATTTATTTAATACATATTGAAAGTCCGGATATAAGAATACGGCAAGCTGTTTAATCCGCTGCATGTTTATTCTGCGGCGCTGTGTATTAGAATCAATAAAGCAGCATTCTTTTTTAAGTTCGTACCAGTCATCTTCTTTCACGTAATAACCCTGTCCGCCGTATCGCGGTTTTACATATTCGCCAGGTATTTCTATCAGCCAACCACTCATATAGTAACAATCACAATTTTTTATATAATGCTCGCCTTCGTCTGTTTCCTTGTAGATTAAAACCTTATGTTCTTTCCACCAGGCGTAAACAAGTCTTATAACGTGGCCGGCTTCAACTTCTATTTCTTCCTGATAGTATTCTGCTCTGTGCATATTCAAACTCCTTAAAATGCAAAAAGCATACCTTGTCCTTCGTCGTCATATAAAACTTCTTCGGACTGTTCTTTTGGCTGTTCTTCTTGTTCAACCGATTGTATATCAAGCTTTTCTTCTTCCGGCTCTGCGGCTGCATCTTCTTCAATCTGCCCCGCAACTTCTTTTACAGTTTTCTGTGCTTTCTTTACTTCTGCCGGCTTTATCGCTGGAGCATCTTCTGCAGCTCTCGGTAAAATATCAAGATAGAAGTCTCTTGCCATTTTAAATACAACAGCATCTTCAAGACATGCGCTTCCGCCGGATGCTTTTCTTTTTGCGCATTCCTTAATAAACTCGTAGCAATCATCTATCTTTTCCGGACGATATAAAGTCCTTAAGGCTTCATCTTTTTCTGCCTGTTCATCAAGATATTTCTTAATTATTTTTATCTGTTTAGTTTCAAAATCACCAAGGCTTGCCAGATAAGCATCGTAATCAATGTTTTTCATACGGCCTCCATTTCAAGCTTCTTGCAAGCAAGCTTTTCTTTGTCTGTGTAAAATGAAATAAGATTAGCCAGGTCGTTCAGATGTTCCGGTGTAGTCTGTTCGTCAGCCTGCTTCAAGGTCATGTTGTGCTGTCTGTTATAAAATCCATCAGCTGCAGCACTATAAAATTCGCTTAAACTTTTTTCTTCCAGCACGATTAAAACCTGCGATATCTTAAAGCAGATTTTATACATTTCTTCTGCGTAGCAATACATGCTCATTTGTAAATCTCCCAAGGTTGAGGTAACTAGTTATTTGGGATCTAAAGTTTGCGGGAGCAAGCTTCGGGTGATAACTAGTTACCTCCATAAGCAATAAAAAAGCCCGCTAGTTCGTGCTTCTAGCGGGCCTGATTGCTTACGCATCATCCACATTAAAGCGGATGTGAAAGCACGATCGACACATCCGTTCTAAAGATTAAATTGAATAAGGTTTATCGACGTTTTCCCTTACTCAAGTTAATTCGATGATACACCTTGTTATTTACACTGTCAAGCAAAAAGTAATAAGTCGATGCAAAAAAACTGCAATTTTTATGCAATTTTTGTGAAATTTTGCAATATTTCTGCAATTTTTCTATAAATTGTTTGAAAAAATGTATTAAAGTTTTTTCATAGTGTCTGCCGATAACATTATCGTTATGAATAATTCGTGCAAAAAACATAAGGCCATACTGCCTCTTTACGTCCGTGGACTTTACCAGCATAAGTACACGCTCAAGCAAGCTGCAGAATCTACTGGTTACTGCATAGATCACTTGTGCCGCCTGCGTAAAAAATATGCGCTTTACGGTGAGAAAATATTTGAGCATGGAAACATCGGTCATACTCCACCTAACAAAATTGATATAAAGCTTCGTGAAAAAATAGCTCTGCTTTATTCCGGTGTTTATTCGGATGTAAACTTTTCATACTTTCAAAAATGCCTGCACGATTATGAAGGTATAGATATTTCACTTTCAAGCCTGCGCAATATCATGCAAGAGTATAACCTTGTTTCTCCAGAAGGTCATAAGCGCAAAAAGAAAAAGCAAGTGCATCGTCCTCGTTTGCGCCGTGATTGTGAAGGTGATCTGCTGCAGATAGATGGCACTCCATACGCCTGGTTTTACAAGTTCGGTGATGAAAAGCGCTATTGCTTAAGCGGTGGTATAGATGATGCAACCGGCCAGATAACCGGCTTATACATTACAGAAAATGAATGCCTCTACGGATATCTGGAAGTGCTCCGTAGAGGCATT